TAAACCCGTGAAATTACCACGAGTAAACGGGAAGTATATATAAGAACCTAAGGGGAGTGGGTCTACGCTATCCTCAACACTAAAGTTTGTAAGAGGGGTAACGCTTACAGTTCTAGGTGTCAGGGTGTCTCCACCTTTAAGGGCAAACTGACCACTCTCGGAAAAAAGAATTAGTGAGCCTTGGAAGCCCTTAGCGGATTTAAGAGAAGTAACACGCGTTGAAGCTATAGAAATATCAATAGGGTCGGAGTCGAGTAGGGATGTGACAGTGCTTCTACCGAAGTTGAAGTTTAACTGTCCTGTTGTATCTAACGCACCTAAACCACTTTCAGACATGATGACGTTCTCGTTACTAAGAAAACCTAAGCGATTCTTAAAGAAGAATAGATTAGATATTGTTTTTCCAGCAAAGGATGCGAGCGGGTTAGATTTATCATCCCCAGACACTCGGTCAGCTAGTTTAATAGTGCGTAAGGTAAATCCGTCCTCTGCTGTATTTAATATCTCAACAGGCAGCGTGGAGGTGTTGTAGTTTAAGGGTAACGAAGGAGATACGACCTCAGTATAAGCACCCGCCCCGAAGTCTTCTCCTCCTGCTGTTTCAAATTTAACATAGTAATCATCGCTATCAGATTCTACGTCGCCTCTTACCTTAACCTGAAAGTTATTCTTAGAAAAGACTGGTAGGTCTGTTATTGACCCAACCTCCTTGTGTACTACTCCTAGCCCTGAACCAGCTAAACCGTCACTAACGGTAATATTGAAGTCAGATAAAGTAGAACTCTTTATAACTAGTAAGTTACCGTGTACTGAAACAGCGTCAAAGTTAGCATCGAATATAGCTTTATGTCCTGATGACATAGAAGAACCAAAATTAGCTAAATTACTTATTATAGTCCCCGTGTCAGCATTTGCCGCAGAATCTGCGCCTATTCCATCAAGCGATGTAAACGATGCTGTTATAGTTTGAGTGGAGTTAGCGGAAGGAGGGTTAGAGTTGGTTATAGGAACTTCGACGTTAGACTCTAGTATATCTTGGTTGTAGTAACCAGTAACAGTCTGTGTAGGGAAGTATCTATATGACCCTGCGTTTTCAACCGCTAAACCAGTTATTGTATTAGTCGCTCCGCTTACATTGGTCACCTTCACTGTAGGCTGTGTAATTATTTGTAAATTACCTGAATAAGAATTACCGTTGTGTGTCCAGTTGTGGGTTGATTTAGGGGTTACATTTAAAATATCACCTATAGCGTATCCACTTCCTCCAGAATTAACTGATGGGTTATCTAGAAAAAGATAACCGAAGCGACCAGCAAGATTGTTTAGGATGGCTGTGCCTCCACTAGGTAGTTTGGATGTAAAACTTATTGTAGCATTTGTAGCCGCATCTGTTTGTAGTGTTATTGACATCTCGTAGTCTTTTTTGAAGTCACCTTGTTTTACAAATACTAGGGCTTCCTTTGCTAAAGCTGGTGATGTGTTAGCTGGGTCTATTCCTACGCTAACCTCCGAGTTCACTATGTAAGTACCATCTGCTATAGTTAAAGCTTTTAAAGCGTTTCGAGCATTAGATGCTTCTAAGTATGTGCCTCCTACTGGATAACCAGTTGCGACTTTATTTGTATCTGCTTCATTGACCTCAGCTGTGGTATGCGTCGATTTGTATATTGTAGTGCCTACAGTAATGCTCGCTTCCGCACCACTTATTAGATTGTAAGCATACAAGTATTGACCATTTTGTAATAAAAGATAACGCTCATCTTCTGTTCGATTAACGAAGTGAACAAAGCTATTAATACTAATAGCCTCATCTAACAACTTAGCAATATGCCTAGTATTAGGGCGTTTCTTCAGTCCCTCCGCAACAGAGCTAAGAGCGTTTTCCTGCTCCTCACATTGACCAGCAAAGCGTGTTGCGTCTGGTTGCTGAGATACACCTTGTATAAGGTTAGGGACACTTGTATTAATTAATGCCATTAAGAGATGTCGTAGTTACGATTGATGCCAACTCTAGCTGAGGTGTCATAGTTGTCAAATATAGTTCTGTCAGAGGTACTGCCATCGGCTTCTAATAGATTAGCTCTGGCAACGTATTCATCACGAGCAATCAAAGATTCTAACTCCCTAGACCCAATGATGCGTCCTTGGAATACTCTTGATGCTTTGAGGGTGATGTATCTACGTGCTATCTCTGGTAAGCTATCCCAATCAAGTAAACGCATTTGGTTTACCGTTAGGTCGCTTGTAAAAGTTGTTGTATTATTCTTACGGTCGAACAAGGTCGCTCCGCGTTGAACAATATCTAATGATGTGTCAATAGGGTCAAACTGTATAATGTCAGCAGGGACAGTAATAGCACCACCTACAGGTGAATACTTTACATCTGTCTCAGTATTAAAATGCCACCCTTCTGATTGTACCTCTTTGCTCACTTCATTAAGTGCAGCGATAGCAGTGGATACAGACACGGGACGTGCTGCGTTGTCACTAATGCTATTCACAGGGGATTCACCGATGTGACCTAGCATTGAGTTTACTGCTTCTAGTTGGGTAGTATATGTAGCCATTATTATTTATCTTTCTTTTTAGGAAACCCCTTCTTCATATTGTCATAGGACTTCTTGGAGATAGTAGATTTCTTCTTGGTGCGGCTAATGCCTAGTTTTTTTCGTCGGTTAATATTTTCGTAGAGGGACATAATTTAACATTTCCATCGTTTAAGGGCTAAAGCTTTACGAGTAGGGCGACCCTTAGAGTCTTTCATAGCTCCTTTAACACCTGACATCCTTGCACAGAAGCTACGCTTTCTAGCGCCTCCTTTGGGTTGTGGTGCTTTAAGATTAGAACCTGTCTTCTTATTATAGTAGTCACGACCTTTCTTGGTGAGACCGCCTTTCTTAGACTTATGTTCTTTTCGGAGTGATACGCCTTTTCGTTTCATAAAATAAAAAAAAGCCCCCCAAGGGATTAACCAAGGAGGGCTTTGACTTAAGAGGGTTTAAGCAGGAAGAACTTTCACTGCACACTCAGGGCGAAGGACACCGTGACCCATTGCATATTTAGCAACGAATAGTGTACCTTGACGCTCGATTTGGTACTCGGACTCTGTAGCGAGGTCGAGAAGCTTAACTGTACCAATAGCTTCCTTAGTTCCAACAAGGAAACCACGGGCAGCACCAGTTCCAGTAAGCGCAGAGAAGTCACCATTGTAACCTACTCCGCTTCCAACGAAGACATCATTGTTCGATGAACCATCATCATTGTCAGCATTGGTTTGGTCATTAGACTGACCAGTACCAGCAACAGAGATGTTGCCTTCAGCGATAACTTCTAGGAAGTTGTTGCTCTTCTTGAGTTGGATACCTGCAACTTCAATGATTGTACCGCGAGCAGCATCAGCAGAACCACCAGAGGTGTCCTTGTTGATAGCAACACTGTCTTCGGTCAATAGTTGGTAGTATTGAGCAGGTGTAAGAATAGCGAAACGTCCGTCACTTGGAGCATCTACTTCGTCAAGCTTAGTAGCAGCAGCATAAAGCGCGTCTATAAGACCACTAGTTGATGTAGTAGTTTGACCACTGATGACGTTACCACTAGCTTGTGGAGCAGCAGCGCCAGCAGAAGCAGCAGCGAAGAGAGTCTTCATTGCTGCAATGTCGAAGCGTTTTGCTAGAGCCTTACCAAGTTCACTCGCATAGATGGAGCGAACGTCGTAGTGACTCTTGAGTTCATCAATGTTAGCAATGAATGTGGACGATACAAGAACATCATCGATAGTGATGACACGCTCGTTCATTCCAATGCTGCTTAACATTGAGTTACCAGAGTCAGCGATGTTGACTCCGGGTGTATGATATTTTGCAGTAGCGATTCCTGATACTGGGAACTGAGCAGACTTACCTGATGTGATTGTACGCATCAAGTGCAAGTCCTTCATGACATTGTTCTGTTCAAAAGCAGTCAGGATTTCTCCTGAGAAGACTTTGAGAAACAACGCATCATTGTCAGAACCACCAGAAATAAGACCACTGCGACTTGGGGATGTATTACCATTTGCCATAGTTTTTTCTTTCTTTTATTGGGGTTAGTTTTAGTTTATTGTTTTTGTCTTCGATTATCTGCTTACCAAATGTTATCCTCCTCGGAGGGCATTGTGCTTATTAATCTTAAACGAAAGTTATAGGAAGGTCATAGCTCGTTGAGCATAACCCTCCAGTCGTAATTGTTTACGGTCACTGATAGGATGATGTACTCGTCTCCAAGCACCACCGCCACCATTCCATATAAACAACCAATGCTTTACAGTCGGTTCTATTCCTTGTCTTTTAATATGTTTTGAATAGTGCGCCAGAACTGTATAAGCGATTTCTTTAGAAATTCTTGGGTCGAAACAATCTTCATGTACAAGACTTTTACCGCTGATACGATTGAAGTCTTTAACCATAATACTCGTAATTTGATAGAAGCCAAAAGCTTTACCATTGTCGCCAATGACGTTAGGCTTACTATTCGGATACACTTCCCACAAAGGGATTTTTGACACGAATCTGGAGATTGACAGATTTTCATTTGCTTTTAATTGAGGGATTAGGAACGCAAGAAAAGATAATAGTATTAGATATAATTTCATTCATCTTATTTCTTTTTTTTATTATGGAAGTCAAAAAGAATTTTTACTTTTTCTGATAGAGACTCGACGTTGTAGTGCATCCGCGCCATTACAATTATTAGCGTAATGATACCAATAAGGACTGGCGTGAGGGATGATATAACTTGAAGGACTTCATTCATTTAATTTGAGAAGAGCCAAAGTAGAATCCTACGATAGCTAGAGCAGTTTGTCTGATTTCAGGTAGTATTACGAAACCTTGTACGGTATCCCACTGGACACTCTTGAAGAATCCTAGGAAGCCTTCAGTCTCTCTGGCAACACTGATACCCACGCTTGTCCATGCGAAAACGAACGGGGCAACTACGATGGCAAAGACAGTGGAGACCACTAGGA